TACATCTGAAAATAATGCTTTACCAGATATACCATTTAGGTTTAAAAACAAAACGTTTGAAAACGAGGAAAGTAGAAAAGCCCCATTTGCTATGGATAGCATCAGAAAAACCAGAGCTAAAACCGAGGAATCTACTTAAACAACTTAACGTATAAACTATAAAATATGAGCGATTATATTCCATATCCAGAAAAAAAGAATAAATTTGATTCTTTAGTAATGAATTACATTGCAAAGAAGATTTTTGAAGATATTGAAGATACAGATGCCTATGATTTAGATATTTTAGATTCAGTTGGTAACGAAATAGGCGGATTATCGCAGGGAAATCAATGGGCTTTTACCAATTTTGATAGATTTATCTTGGCATTGAAGCAAATAGTAGGTCAGGATAGGTTGCGCGATTTATTAGATAGTTATAAATGGATTGATGAAATGGATCCATTATTTATTATGAATATGGACGAAAAGACTGATTTTAACAAAATTAGTGCATGTCTTCGTAAAATAGTCACAAAAATAGACGGGTCAACGTATTTACCTTCGGAATTGGAGCATGATGGTGAGTATATAGAAAATAATTCACTGGAATTTTCTAAGCAAGTATCCAAAGCATTAACCATAATGACATTCTTATTATATACATTGAGGAATAAAGGTATACCAACATCTATTGATTTTGATAAGAATATTAAACCTTCCGTAGAATGTACATTTCATATCAGACCCGCTGGTACGTTTGCTGAATGCCTTTCTTTTTGTAAGGAATATAAAATGGTTGATTCATCCGGAATTACAAATGAAGGCATCAGAAAATTGGTATCAATAGCAAATGATTTAGTCGAAGGTGATATGTTAAATAGTAAAGATGAACGCATTGAAAATCAAGTAAGAAACTGGAAGAAGATAGGTGAAATCCGTAATGTCTAATTCTAATGATTTCAGTTATAATGGTATTCCTATATTTAATGTAGGATTTAACGATTTTTACATGTTTAAGACATGTATGGAGAATGGAAATAGGATATTAACTAAAAACATAGAAGCACCAAAACTTCAAGAACATTATAAAAAATCAAGGACTAATAATTTCGGTATATGTTATGAAGGTGTAATAATCGAATTAAATAAGATAAAAAGACAAGATATTGACAAAACCAGTTAATAAAAAATAGATTATAAACAATTGTATATCATCGGAAATAACACGTATGCTAATAAAAACACCAGATAAGCAAGAAACTATCGCAACTAGAATTCTTAGAAGAGCAAGAGATTATGGTTTATCTAATCCAAAAGGCGCGTTATTCGATAGAGTTTTTAATCGACACGAGACTGACGAACAGGCTGACGTAGCCGAAAACATGGTCGGACAGGGCAAAAAACAGTTGTCATATCCTAATGGTATGGCACCTGATGGATTTTCTTCATTTTCCCCCACATTAGGTGTTAATTCTAATCAAGCAGACCCCCAACGCGTATTTGAACAGACTGCTGAAAATCAAGTAAATTTATTCTGGAGAAAGAACAGAGAAAGGTTGCTTAAATATTATCGTGTAGCGGGTAGAGCAGAAGTAGGAGAAGCATTAGATAATTTATGTGATGAAAGTGTGTATAGAGATGACCTTGGAGAGATTTGTTCATTAAAGATTGATGCTGATATTGGAATGGGCGATGTCGTTCAGAAAAAAATACAAAAGATTTTCAGACGCGAAGTATTAAAACGGGTAATGAACTTTGATAAAGAAGGCTGGAATCTCATGCGAACCCTTCTGATTGAAGGTAGATTGATATTGGAAGTTGTATATAATGAAGAAAAAAACAATATTATAGGTGTAAATTTACTTCCATCGCAAAATATTGTTATCATTATTCAAGATGGTCTTATTTTGGGATATCGTCAAATGCTGGAAGGCATGATGTCAACAAAAGGTGGGGGTAAAAACTTCATCGATTTCTCGCCCAATCAAGTTATATATGTAGATTTAGGTATGTATGGACCGGGTGGTATTAATGATCCGCGTTCTCCATTAGAACCTGCAATTAAACCATTTAATCAACTTAACTGTATTGAAGATGCTATTACAATGTATCGAATTCAATGGGGTTCAGAGAAACTGGTTTTTAAGATTGATACTGGTTCCATGCCTAAGGCAAAAGCCGAAAAACACATGAAAGATCAGGCTAAACTTCTTTCCAGACGCGTTGATTATAATACAAGTACAGGAGAAGTCACGAATGCTGGTAGGGTAATAGGTCTTGGTGAGCATTTCTTTATCTCTACGAGTAATCAGACTAACAATTCATCAATTGAAAGACTTGACAGTGGTGATAACGTCAATAGGATTGAAGATTTAAAATACTTCAAACGTAATCTCGTTAATGCAATGAAAGTACCTCCTGGACGAGTTACTGCACTGGCTGGAGACGGTCAGAACTACGCTAATGGTAAAATTGGCGAAGTTACACAGGCAGAGGTAGCCTTTGCTAGAATGGTTCAAAGATATCAACAACCTTTGAATGTCTTGTTAACGCGTTTATTTATAATGATACTAAATACTCGCACGGATATATCTAATGATGTTAAATTAGAAGATAATTTCACTGTTGTATTCAATAAATCTAATGAATTCCAGAATTACATGGATGCCGAAATTCTTAATCTTAACTTAGGAACTTTCACTGAAATGATGAAGCATGCTAGAAGCGAAGATAATCCTTCTGGTGTTATTTCTAAGAAGTTTGCATTAACTAAAGGATTACGTTTAAATGATGCTGAAATATCTACAAATAATGAATGGTTAAAAGACGAATCATCATCAGAAAAAGAAGAATAATATAAACTCTATATAAATATGATGAACTCTAAGAATAAAATAAAATCTTTGATAGGCGGATTGATTACTGATGACAAGGCAAAAATCGAATCATTGGTAAAAGAATTATCCGAATCTATCGTGCCTGAAAAGGAAGATTATATTATGAAGATTCTTATTGAGAGCTTTAAAGGGGAAACCAATGTCTAAGAAAATAGAGTTATTACGCGAAAATTTGAACCTTGAGTTTGATGTTAAACCTTTATATGAAAGCGAAATAAATTTAGCTGGTCGTAAAGTTAAAAAACTTAAACTTATTGGCACTGCCATTGTATGTGATGTACAAGGTATTAACGGAAGATCTTATCCTAAGAAAATTTTAGGTCCAGAAGTTGAACGTTTTATTAAAAAATTTGTAAAGAAGGGTCGAGCCGCTGCTCAGTTAAATCATCCGCGTTTATCAAAAGAGGGAGAAGGTAAGGATTATTCTGTATTTGAAATGGATTTATCTAAAACATGCGCAATTATCGAAGATTTATACTTTGAAGGTAAAGATTTAAAATGTAAGATGCGTGTATGTGATGGACATCCAGCCGGTCAAATGCTCAAATCTCTTATTGATGATGGTTATGTTCCGGGATTTTCACTTCGCGGAGCAGGTTCCGTTGTCGAAAATAATGAAGGCATACTTGAAGTTACAACTGATTACAGACTTATAACTATTGACGTTGTTGGTAATCCATCATTTGACGAACAAGCTCTTATCACCCCCGCATATGAAAGCTTAATGAATGCAAAAATTAAAGTGTTAACGGAAGCAGTTGAAATGGGAAGAAGAGAATTTCTTCTAAATAATATGCCTAAACTAAGCGCGGGCTTTAAAAAGGTTAACCGGAATGCTCTTATATCTGTATTGGAAAACGCTGAATATAGAAGAAAATTATGGAGTTAATAAAAATGAATATAGAAACTATCTTAAAAGAAGAACATCTTAAAAAATTATCTGACCTAGATATAAAAGCAATTAATGAGGCTATTACCACACAGTTTGATACGGCATTAAAGGCTAAACAATCTGAGTTAGAAACATTAACTTCTGGTAAATTTGATAAATTAGTTGAAGGTTTATCTAAAAAGTTTGATGAACAAGTAACTAATGTTATAATTGAAAGCACTAAACAAGGGTCTAACGAGTTTATTAATAACAAATTATATAATATTGTGAAGGGAGTAGTTAATCTTCTTGAGAATTCAGGTATAACAACTACCGAAAAAACAAAAGAATTACAGCAAAAATTAATGAAAGCAAATGCAAATCTCGAACAATCCTGGCGTGAACGCGAAGTTGTAAAATCTCAACTCTCAGATGCTGAAAAAGAAAACTACATACTAATGCAGTTAAAAGGAATGAATCCTGAAATAGTTACATCTGCTCTTGAATATTTTAAAGATAAAGATATACTTGACGTACAAGATGAATTAAAAACATTTATCGATGGTGATTTTTCCGAACTCAATCTCGACAAACAAGATGTATTATCTGGAGATCTCGATTTAGAACAAGTTGCTCAAGCTTGCGAAGAAATTAGAGATAATGGTTTATCTAGAGATATAGATAAAAATAGATTGATAGATAATAACAAACAAAAAGTGTTCGAAAATCTAAATAAAGGATTAAACCAAAGAAAATCTATTGCATCGATTGGTCCTGATATAACTAAAGAAACACTACAAGAAGCAGTAAATATAGCAGCTAATCCTAATATGGAATCTGTAGAAGAAGATGTTAAAGAATCGATGGAACAGATCGATGATTTTAGTAATTTAGGGCTAAATTTTGGCGGCGGAAAGTAACTAAATTCGTTTAAAAAATCCTATTACACGCACATATAGGGGGGTTTTACCCCCTTTTTTGCGTTTTATTGCTAAATTTCGATAAAAACTAAAGTTACTCATATAAGAACTATAAACATATCGTGAAGGCTAAAAATAGTCTTATAATCAAGTTGCAAAACTTAAGAGGTAAAAACAATGCAAAAAACAAAAAGAAAAAGTATGATTCAGAAATGGGCACCCGTGCTTGAGTCTGATATTGGAAAACCTATCAAAAGTAGCGCTGATGCATCCATCATCGCCGCAATGTTAGAGAACCAAGTTAAACTTAATAAAGGTTTCCTTCCGGAATCTGCTAACGTGTCTGGTGACGTAGAGGTTTACCAACAATATGCGCTTCCTTTGATTCGTAGACAGTTCCCTGAACTTTTAGCTATGAACACTGTAGCTGTAATTCCTACAACTACTCCCCAAGGTATTTATTTCGCACTCAGATATCTTTATGACGGTACGGCAAAAGGCGGT